AGGTCATTACAGACCTTTATATGGCATTGAGGTAGGAAACCTTATGAATAAGGCAAAAGCCTCTTATACGCGAACTGTGGCTAATTGGCAGATGGGTATTGCAATCCTTGAATGGAATGGCAAAAACATGACACCAACTCTAATTCCTATTAACAAAGATGGCAGTTTTACAGCACTTGGAAAGTCGTATGGGGCTTGAAACAGACTATAAGCACCGCACGATTGATGACCATATCGATGATTTTGAGGATATTGGCGTTATCTAATCGTTATAAAACACGCCGAAAGTAATTAACCAAAGGTCATTGCTTTAAGTCATACTTTATGTATTCCACAGATTGTGGATATGTAAGGGAGCGACATGATAGAAACTACAACAGCTTGGATTGTGCTTTATTGCATTCTGGGTTATTTCATCGGTTGGGGTATTTACTCAACAATTAAAGATAACGCATTCCAATCAGGATATTGGAAGGGTCGTAAAGATGGTTACGACATGCACCGCAGGATCACAGATAGCAAACGAGATCAAGTGTTTGATTATGACAAAAACTGAAAGCCTGTTTGATGAGGTCATTACTACGATCCAACAGCGCGGAAGTGTCTACGGACATCCATACTATAACCATAAAAGAATTGCGGGCTTATGGTCTGCTTATCTCGATTTCCCAATCACACCACATCAAGCTGCTTTATGTATGGCGTTGGTCAAGGTTTCTAGGCTTAGTGAAACCCCAGATCATTACGACAGTATCAAAGACTTTATCGCCTATGGATCTGTCTATAAAACTGTGCTTGATGCAGTCCAAGATGAAAACTGGGAGGACTAGTGTTTAATTTACAAGATTATGAAACCGTTGAAACAAGATTGGAGAAATGGCATGGACAATACCCAGATTCCAGAGTGGAAACAGAACTTATCGAGGCATCAAACACTCGATTCATTGTATTTTGCAAACTATTCAAAACGGAGGCAGATCCCAAGCCATGCGCCACTGGTCTTGCTTTCGAAACGATTACAGAGAAAGGTGTTAATAGCACTTCTGCATTGGAGAATTGTGAAACTTCAGCGATCGGTCGTGCGCTCGCAAATGCTGGTTTCGCAGCTAAAGGTAAACGCGCTTCGAGAGAAGAAATGGCTAAGGTAAATAATGCTGAGCCAAATCAATATGAGAAGAAACTAGCAGAGCGCAGATACTCACCGCCAGCAACAAGATCAGCAGCTGTTGAAGATGCTCTTAGAGCAAGTTTTGCAGTTGAGAATAAAGAGAATGATCCTGCGCAATGGACTGTTAGTGAAGTTGTAGATCAAATTGCATCAGCAACACCTAAAGAGCCACCTGCTTGCGAACATGGTCATATTCTAAAGCAAGGAATATCCAAAGGAGGTAAGCCATATCATGGTTATGTATGCAAAGCAAAACAATGCGAACCTAAATGGGCAAAGATCACAACTAATGGAAAATGGTATTTCGAAGGAGGTGAATAAATGGGTGAATTACAAATCATTGATGGCTCTGGTCTAACTGCTACTTTTACAGATAACGGAGTCAGGGTCGAACCATCAACGATTGTTTGTGATACTTGCAACGATGACAGATTACTTCATGAGGGCGATCTGCTTCGATGCTATTCCTGTCATTCAATCAATCGAATTCCATAGTGCCGAATTACGAATACGCTTGTGATAGAGAGGGGTCGAGTATTGTATTGGATCTTCCGATGCAGCACGAAATCCCTCTTTGTCAAGTATGTGGCTTTGAATTAACGCGTGTCTATACTGCTGTTCCAGCAATCTTTAAGGGAACAGGATGGGCTGGTAAAAGTGGTAAAGTTTAGATGCAACTTTTGTTCAGCCAATTCAGAGTTTATCTGGATGGATGGTTATGACACAGCTGATGGCTTTAGGGTCTATCAATGCCTTAAGTGTTGCGCTATTGGCACAAAGAATCTAGCAGAATCTACTGACACTCAAGAGCCTGTTATGCGCTGTGATAAATGTGGCTCATGGCAGTTTGTAGATCATCCTTGTCATACATGTTTATTGATTGATGCTAAATGAGAGTTTTATTAGCCTGTGAGGAAAGCCAGACAGTTACCAAAGAGTTCAGGGCTTTAGGTCATCAGGCTTATTCATGCGACATTTTGCCAACATCAGGCAATAACCCAGAATGGCATATTCAAGGCGATGTAATAGATCACTTGGATAATGAATGGGATTTAATAATAGGCTTTCCGCCTTGCACTTATATGACTAATGGTGGAGCTGTGAGGATGTATCCTAAAAAGGGTGAGATTGACCCAATACGCTATCAGAAAGCAATGGAGGCTAAAGAATTCTTTATGGCTATCTACAATGCACCAGCCAAGCATATTGCCATTGAAAATCCTTTGCCAATGAAGATTGTGGGCTTACCTAATAGAAATCAGTTAATACACCCATATCAATTTGGTGATCCATACTCGAAAAAAACCTGTTTATGGCTAAAGAATTTACCTGAGTTAATCCCTACAAATGTATTGACTGAATATCAACCATTTATTAACGGAGGTGGTGGTCGTATGAATAAAACAAATTACAAGAATAAGAAATTTGCGGTTGGATCAATGGCAAGATCTAAGACATTTATAGGCATAGCAAAAGCAATGGCTTTACAATGGACAAAATGACACGCCGTCTGACCTGCGGGTTTGGTGCGATATGATACCCTTAAACGCAAATTCGCTTTCAAAGCGAAAGGGCGATCTGCGAAGCAGAAAGATCGCAAGGTTTGGTTTGGTGATACCTCTGTCATTAGTCATGACAATAGCCTTTCAAAAGAATGATTCCGTAGCATTAGATAAGACCAATCATTACAGACAATGGGCTTTTATACAGCTTAATGATATAGATCAATTCTATTGTTTAGATGAATTAAATTACAAAGAATCTAGATGGAATCCTAAAGCCAAGAATGGTTCACACTATGGTATTCCTCAAGGTAGATCTAAATACTTATCAAGAGTTGATGGATACAAACAGATTGATTGGCAACTAAAATACATTGAGAAGCGATACTCTAATCCATGTAATGCTTTGGCTCATCATAAGATTAAGGGATATTATTGAGTAAGAGTGCATTAAGAGATACTGGTTCGACCAGACAATGGCGAAGCATAAGAGAACGCATATTAAGACGAGATGGTTATATCTGTCAGTATTGTGGTCAGGAAGCAGATACAGTAGATCATGTATTACCTCGTAGGCTTGGAGGAAATGATAGTGATGGGAATTTAGTCTCGAGTTGTCGAAAATGTAATTTATCGAAGGGTGGGCGGTTTTTTGTGAGCAAGAGAACACCACCGACCCCCCGTTCCTTTTCTAACCCACAAAACACCTCGATCAGCCACGATCAGACTGGATCGAATTGATCAACCTTGAAACGGGAGAGATCCTTTTAGATCAGGCTCCTTCAGGATTAGGAGGTGTGCAAACACCGCGTATTTGCTCAAAACTCAACGATTTGCCGTCTAAAGGTCAAGAGATGATTGATTTTGCAGCTTCTCTATCGATCGAACTTATGGATTGGCAAAAGTTTGTTGCAATTCATGCTCATAAAGTCAAAGAAGATAATCGTTGGGCAACAAATGAGGTTGGTCTGTTGCTTTCAAGGCAAAACGGAAAATCTACATTTATGATGTTGCGTATCTTAACTGGCATGTTCGTGTGGGGCGAAGGTTTACAGCTTGCATCAGCTCACAGATTAACTACATCACTTGAAACATTTAGGCAGATTGTTACTTTAATTGAACAACATCCAGAACTTGAAAAGGAAGTAAAGAAAATCCGATGGCAACATGGCGCGGAAGAAATAGAGTTATTTGGAAACAGACGGTTTGTTATAAAGGCTGCAAACAATGCAGCTAGAGGATTAAGCAAACCCGAAACAATCCACATGGATGAGTTGCGTGAATACAAAGATGAAGATGCTTGGTCATCGATGCGTTACTCAATGATGAGTGCTAAGAATCCGCAAGTATGGGTCTATTCTTCAGCAGGAGATCAACATTCAGTTATTCTAAACAAATTGCGTGAGAGGGCGTTGGCTTCAGCTACAACCAATGACCCGATTGGGTGGTTTGAGTGGAGTGCCGAACCAGATGCGCCGATCCACCTTCCGTCAGGCGAAATCAATTGGTCTGCATTTGCTCAAGCCAACCCATCATTAGGAATAACAATTCATCCAGATAATATCTTGGCTGCAATTAACGACCCCCCAGATATTGTAAAAACAGAACTTTTGACAATGTGGGTCGATACTATAAACAGCGCAATTGATCCGCAAAAGTGGGCAATGTGTCAGATAGATGCAATACCACTAGATCCTGAACAACCTACTTGGCTTGGTCTTGATTTGTCGCCTGATAGAAAATTTGGCGCATTAGTTGCTGCTCAAAGATTATCGGGTGAAAGATTTTATGTGCAATTGCTTCACACTTGGTCAAATGATTACAGCTTGAATGATTTAGCAGTTGCTAATGACATCGCACCTTATGTAAGAAAATACAATACGCAAACTGTTGCTTTTAGCAAAAGAACAAGCCAAGCAGTTGCATCAAGGTTGATTCCTGCTGGAATCCAAGTAACTGACATGGATGGAGCCATTTATGCAGAATCGTGTGATCGGTGGCTTGGAGCAATCAACTCTCATAGGTTGCAACATTCAGGGCAAGAGGAATTGACACAACAAACCTTGTCAGCTGCAAAATTGCCTTATGGAGATGGATCTTGGATTATAGGAAGAAGGGCAAGCAGGGTTGCAGTTTGTGCCAGCGTTGCAACCGCATTAGTTTCTTATTTTGCGACACAAGTTGAAACAGAGGTAGACATTCAAGTCGGATAATTTGTATTTATGGTATATTATGTGCTAATGGGATTATTTGACCGATTTACCGCCAAATCAAATCAACCGAATTTACAAGTTGATGTTTCTGCTGCGCTCGCTCCTTACAACTCACAACAATTAGTTGGCGGAATTTTATTTGGGACAACAACTGCATCTCGCGAACAGTTTATGGCAATTCCGTCAGGTGCTCGCGCTAGAGGAATAATTTGTTCAACAGTCGGATCTTTACCACTTGAACAATATAATCATTTTACAAATGAACATGTAAGACCAAATAGAGTTATTATGCAACCAGATCCAAGAGTTGCAGGATCAGCAATTTATGCTTGGATCGCAGAAGATTTATTATTATATGGCGTTGCTTATGGAATGGTCATGGATGCTTATGCTTCAACCGATGCTTCAAGAATTAGAGCATGGACTAGAATTGCACCTAATAGAGTATTTGCATCATTAAATAATAATTCAACAGAAATTGAATATTACACAGTTGATGGAAAGCGCGTGCCTCCGTTTGGTTTGGGAAGTTTAATTGTATTTAATGGTTTAGATGAAGGAATACTAAATCGTGCAGGTCGCACAATTAAAGCTGCTGCTGCATTAGAACAGGCTGCTGAAATGTATGCAAGAGAGCCAATGCCACAAATGGTTCTCAAATCAAATGGAACAAATTTAACTCCAGAGCGAATTACAAAACTTTTGGAATCTTGGAGAATATCAAGATCAACAAGATCAACTGCATTCTTAAATGCTGATGTTGAATTACAAACTTTAGGCTTTGATCCTAAATCGCTTCAAATGAATGAAGCACGCCAATACCTTGCTTTAGAAATTGCAAGAGCATCTGGCATTCCTGCATCATTTATATCTGCTGAAACTACTTCAATGACTTACACGAACACAGTAGCCGAAAGAAAAGCATTGATTGACTTTTCACTTCGCCCAATTTTAACTGCAATTGAGCAACGCCTTTCCGCTGCTGATTTCTGTCCTAACGGAATTGAAACTCGATTTGATATTGATGATTTCTTGAGAGGTTCAGCATTAGAGCGTGCTCAAGTTTATGAAATCCTAAACCGCATCGGTGCAATGAGCATTGAGCAAATTCAAGAGGAGGAGGACTTAATCCGATGAAGATTAATTTCCCAATAGAAATAACAGCTGCTGACACTAACAAGCGCACAATCTCAGGAAAGATTGTTACATGGGATGAGCAGGGTTCAACTAGCGCAGGATTAACAGTATTTGAAAAAGACAGCATTGATTTCTCAAAGCCTGTCAAATTATTGCTTGAGCACGAAAGAACAAAGCCACTTGGAAAACTTGTTGATATAACTGCCACAGATACAGGCTTGGAAGCAACATTTCGTTTGGCTAAAACTTTTTCTGCGGATGACGCATTGGAGGAGGCTGCAACTGGGCTTCGTGATGGATTTAGCGTGGGTGTAAAAATTAATGAATGGAAAAATGAGGAAGGCGTGCTAAGAATTAAATCAAGCACACTTCAGGAAGTTTCACTTGTAACAGATCCTGCAATTGACAGCGCAAGAGTGGCTGAAGTTGCAGCTAGTGAAACACCAGAGAATTCCGAAGCAACCGCTGAGGAAACCACAACAAAGGAGAACATAGTGTCAGAAATTACTTCTGAGGCTCCTATCGCAACCGAAGCGGTAGAAGCGACACAGGCTCCAGTTGTAACAGCCAACTACATGGCATACACAAAGCCACGCGTTGATACAAATGTTACAGCAGGACAATATCTAAATGCACAAATTAAAGCACTAGGTGGCGACACCGATGCACGCGATTTAGTAGCAGCATTACAAATTGCAACTGTTTCTGAGAACACAGGAATGGTTCCACCTAACTATCTACGCGATGTAATTGGCGTAATTGATTCAAGCCGTCCATTTATTGATTCAATCGAGCGTGCTCCACTTCCAGCATCAGGAATGAAAATTTTCACTCCTAAATTAGGAACACAGGCAACTGTTGCTCAAACTGGTGAGGGTGTTGAGTTCTCATCGACTGACACAGTTGTAACTTTCCAAGAAGACAATATTGTTAAGTTTGCAGGCGCAAATGTAGTCAATGTTGAATTATTTGATCGTTCAGACCCATCTTTCGCTGATCTATTAGTTCGTGAGTTAGCAGCATCTTATGCACAAAAGACAGATGCTTATGCAGCAAACATTGCAGCACAAAACTCAATTGGTTCAACTGGATCATCTATCTACAAAGCCATCGCTGATGGAATTGCAGATTCTTATGGCGTTATGCGCTTTACACCAAACCGCCTATTGGTTGCTCCTTCAGGTGGACAAAATGATATCGATTTCGCTGGATTGCTTGGCGCAGTTGACGGATCACAGCGTCCACTATTCGCAGCAGCAGCTCCACAAAATGCTGGCGGATTAATTTCACAAGGCTCAACAGCTGGAACAGTTGCTGGTCTTTCATTAGTAGTTGATCCCAACTACACAGGCAACGATGCAGGTGCAAAGTATGGATTAGTTTATCCATCAGCAGCAATGCGATTCCACGAGAGTGGCACTATTGAACTTCGTGCTAACTTGGTTGCTAATGGACGCATTGAGATCGGTCTTTATGGTTATGTAGCCGTAGTGAACCGCTTCCCAACTGCATTCCGTTACTTAACAGTAGCGTAATTTAACTGAGTGCCTAGGGTTGCTCCCGATCCTAGGCATCCACTTAAGGGAGATCAAAAGGAGATGACATGCCAACCATAATTACCGCAAGCGAATTGCGCTCTGTGCTTGGTGTGTCATCTGCCTTGTATAACGACACTTACTTGAACCAAATTATTGACACAGCAGAAACGGTTATTCTGCCAATGCTAGTTACATTCAAAGCACCAATCGAAAAAGTATCGCTGACTGATAATGTCGCTACTTTTACTACATTAGGAATACATGAATTTACCGAAGGACAATCAGTTATCATCACAGGATGCGGAAGCCCCTACAATGGAACGAGAACAATACTTGCAGAAAATCTTGGACAATATACCTTCTCAGCTGCAATCACAAATGCCGACATCATTGAAGCAAATGTTATTCCATCTGGAGTCGCAACTTTATCTGGAGCATCAACTTATGTTGGAAACGCAGCTGTTCAATCAGCTGTCTATACAGTTTCAGTTAATGTCTTCCAAGCAAGACTTTCAAGCGGAGGACAAATAGAGGGTGTTGATTTTGCAGTTACTCCGTTCAAAATGGGCAGATCATTATTCAACACCTGCGTGGGATTATTAGGTTCATACATGGACACCGAAAGCATGTGTCAATAAATGCCTAACCAAACAATCCTTGAACAAGTTAGAACACCTTTAGCAACTGCTTTATCAAGTGTTGCAGGAAATGTTTACGCCTTCGTTCCAGAGTCCGTAGTTCCTCCAGCTGTTGTGTGCGTTCCAGATTCACCATATCTTGAATTTGAAACAATAAGCAAAGCAAACATTCGCGCTAAAATTAACATGACCATCACAGTTGCAGTTGCTTACAATAGCAATCCAGCATCACTCGACAATATCGAGCAATTAATAATAAGTGTTCTGGCAGTAATTCCAACAGGATATATTGTCAGTTCGGTCGAAAGACCAACAGTAACAACAGTTGGAGCAAGCACGCTGCTAATCGCAGATGTCAGAGTCAGCACCTACTACACACGAACAATCTAAGGAGAATCATGGCAACCCAAGTAATTACAGGTCGCGATGTTTCGCTGTCTTTTTCAGGTTCATTAGGAACAGACATCGATGCGCAAGCACTTTCAGCGACTTTAACAAAAACAATTGATCGTCAAACCTATCAAACACTTGATGGCGAGGCTTACAAGACAACCAATGTTGAAGCAGAATTCACAATGGAAATTCTTGCAGATTGGGGCAAGACAAGTTCAGTATGTGAGGCTCTATGGGGTGCAGCAGATAGCGCACCAGATACAACTTTCACAGTTACAATGACAGTAACAACAGGACACACTTTTGCATTTGATTGTTTACCAGCTTATCCAGCACCAGTTGGCGGAACAGCACCAGATGCACAAACTGCAACATTTACTTTCAAAGTATCTAAGGGCGCAGTTACAGAAACACTTTAATTAAACAAACGGGAGCAAAATGAAAATACAAATAAATATCGAATACAACTCAGGCGAGCAAGCAACTTATGTAGCCCAACCGCCTGAGTTTGCGAAATGGGAAAAGCAAACAGGCAACATTATTAGTCAGGCATCCGAGAAAATCGGAATGTGGGATTTGATGTTTTTAGCATACAACGCTCACAAGCGTGAAGCTGCTGGAAAACCTGTTAAACCTTTTGAAGCATGGATGGAAACTGTTGCAGACATTCAAGTCGGTGATGCAAACCCAAAAGCCATCCAGTCGGAAGCCTAAATAGATTATTGGTTCAGTTGGCAATAGCCACACAAATACCAATGAGTGAATGGGTCGATGGCGAGGACATTTTAACCGCGTTAGAGATATTGGAGGAGAGGTATGGCAAGTGAAACAATTGCATACAACAAATCCGACTTGCGTGATCTCTACAAAGCCTTCAAACTCATGGATGACCAAGCAACGGAAGAGGCTCGCAATCAGTCTGCTGCTTTGGCGTATTTTGCATCTGAAGAAATTAAAGCGGCAGCTAGAGGAAGAACAAAATCAGGCAAGGTTGCGCAAAGAGTTGCAGATGGAGTTAGCATCTCAAAATCTAGCAAAATCGGTGAGTTCCGATATGGTTTCGCACGACAGAAGTTTTCAGGTGGGGCTACAACGCAAACCTTATGGGGTGGTGTTGAGTTTGGATCTAATAAGTTTAAACAGTTTCCTACATATTCAGGAAGGCAAGGCAGAGGTTCGCGTGGATGGTTTATCTATCCAACGCTTCGCAGAATTCAGCCTGAATTGATTAACAAGTGGGAACAATCATTTAATCGCATTATTAAGGAATGGGTATAATGGCAAGCGATAATCGCACCTTAAAACTATCAATCCTTGCTGATGTTGATGAGTTAAAAAAAGGTTTAGCATCAGCAAATAAAGAAGTTGAATCAACCGCTGATAAGATTGGCGAATTTGGCAAGAAAGCAGCATTGGCTTTTGCAGCTGTTGGTGTAGCTGTTGGCGCATTTGCAGTATCTGCCGTTAAAGCAGCAGCTGAGGATGAGAAGGCTCGCAAATCTCTTGAGCAAACTATCAGATCAAGCACTAAAGCAACTGAGGAACAAATTGCTGGTCTAGATGATTACATATCTAAGCAATCAATAGCAACTGCAACTACCGATGATGTTTTAAGACCTGCTTTTGCAAGATTAGTTCGATCAACTGAAGATGTTACAAAAGCGCAGGATTTGTTATCTTTAGCGCAAGAAATATCTACTGCAACTGGTAAGCCACTTGAAACAGTCGCAAATGCTTTAGGTAAAAGTTTTGATGGGCAGAATGCTGCTCTCGGCAAACTTGGGTTAGGTATTGATGCTGCAACCTTGAAAACAATGTCACATGAACAAATCATGCAGCAATTAAAAGGAACATACAACGGATTTATTGCCAATGAAGCAACCAATGCTGAGTTTAAATTTAAGCAATTAACAATTGCACTTGATGAAACAAAAGAGAAGATTGGCGCAGCATTACTACCTATTGTTAAAGAATTTGCTGATTTTTTACTTGCAGAGGTTGTGCCAAATGTTCAAGCCTTCGCAGCTGGTCTAACTGGAGATGATAGCGTTACGGCTGGCATTACTGATGCAACTGAGGGTGCATATAATTTTGGATTACAACTTATTGATTTAATTACTTTTGTAATCAGTATCAAAAATGAATTATTAGTTATTGGTGGCATTATTGCAACAGTATTTGTTGCCAATAAAATTGTAACATTTGTAACCGCAATCATGACTTTAGTTACCGCAATGAAAGCACTTAGAGCTGCTGCTGCTGGTGCTGCTATTGCCACCGCACTTGCAACTGGAGGAACATCTATTGCATTAGGTGCTGCTGCTCTTGCTGGTATTGCTGCTACTTATGGGTTATCACAATTAGCAGGTGGAGGAGATTTGCCAACAGTTCCATCAGCTTCTAATACTGGATCAAACTTTACTTATGGTTCAAGCAATCCAGTTAACATAACAATTAACACATTAGATAGCGAGAGTGCAGCTAGAGCCGTTGCTAAGGTAATTAACGATAGTGCTGCAAGATCTAACCCATACTTATCTCGCGCAGCTGTAAAGTAGAAAATAATGACTGCTTGGTCGCCCGATTGGAAACTTACAGTTGCAGGTGTTGATTATACCGATATTGCAATAAGCGATATTCAGCATCAGGCTGGTCGAACAGATATTTATCAGCAACCAAATCCATCTTATATTCAAATCAATTTTGTGGCTTTATCTGGTCAAACATTACCATTTGATATCAACGACAGTTTAAGTCTGCAAGTTAAGAACACAGCAGGAAATTATGTTAATTTATTTGGTGGAGATATTACAGATATAACTGTTGGAGTTCAAATTACTGGAGCAATTGCAACTGTTGTTCAATACTCAGTCCTTGCAATGGGATCACTTGTTAAATTAGCAAAAGAATTATATTCAGGCACAATCTCACAAGATGAAGATGGCAACCAAATCTATGATCTGTTGTCTAGCGTATTACTTGGAACTTGGAACGATGTGCCAGCTGCTTCAACATGGGCAACTTATTCAGCAACTGAAACATGGGCTAATGCGCTAAATTTAGGACTTGGTGAAATTGACACCCCAGGGCTTTACACTATGGAAAACAGAGCAGCCCAAGTAGATACCATTTACAACATTGCAAGCATTATTGCCAATTCAGCATTTGGTTATTTGTATGAAACGAATAATGGTGATATTGGATATGCAGATGCAGACCATCGCCAGAATTACCTATTGACCAATGGCTATGTTGATCTTGATGCTAACCATGCGCTAGGTCAAGGACTGAGCACTATTACTCGTTCAGGTGATATTCGCAATGACATATACATAAACTATGGCAACAATTTTGGTTCACAGAAAACAGCAACCTCAGCAACCTCAATTGCAACTTATGGTTACAAAGCCGAAAGTATTCAATCGGTGCTTCACTCAGCTGTGGATGCTCAAGCTGTGGCAGATCGCTATATTGCCCAACGAGCCTTCCCACAACCAGCATTCCAGAGCATTACCTTCCCAATCACAAATCCAGAGATTGACAATAGTGATCGGGATAATTTGCTAGGCGTATTCATGGGGCAACCTCTAAACATTCAAAACTTACCTGCTCAAATTTCAAGCGGTGAGTTTGAAGGATATGTTGAAGGGTGGTCATGGAGCACAAGGTTTAACGAATTATTCCTGACAATTAATTTATCGCCTGTGGCTTATAGCCAAGTGGCAATGAGATGGAATACAACACCAATCACAGAGGCATGGAACACTTTAAGCGCAACATTGACATGGGAATACGCTACAATCGTAGCCTGAGATAAAGGACAATATGGCAACCACTACCAATTATGGCTGGACTACACCAGACGACACCGCTCTAGTTAAAGATGGCGCAGCTGCTATTCGCACACTTGGATCATCTGTTGATACAACAACAAAAAACTTAAACCCATCAACAACTCTTGGCGATATTGAATATCGTTCATCTACTGCTAACACAAACACAAGACTTGGAATTGGAACAACTGGTCAAGTTCTTTCAGTAAGTGGTGGAGTTCCTGCTTGGGCTACACCTGCTGCTGGTGGCGGATTAACTTTAATTACCGAGCAAGTTTTAAGTGCTTCAACAGGTTATCAATTTACAGGACTTGGAAGTTACAAACAGTTATTATTAGTGTGGAGTGGCTTAACAGAATCAGGTAGCGGTGATTGGGATTTAAGATTAAATAACGATTCAACTGCTGGCATTTACAATACTGCTGGTCTAGGTGCTTACAATTCTACTATTTGGCAAAACCAAGCAAGTGGTGATTCATTATGCGCACCATCAAATGCACCATTATTTACACAAGGCGGTTATGCTGGATCAAGTTTATTTTATGAAGGAATGGGTGAGTTATACATTGACAATTATACCTCAACAACAAAATTAAAGCGTTATTGGGGTTTTACAACATTTAGAGATAATCCTGATAACTCTAAAAAATATATGACTTTTAATGGAATATTTAATAGCACTTCAGCAATCACCACACTAGACATTGTTAGGTTAAGTGGAACTGCAACTATGAGTAATGAAAGTAATACATCAATTCGTCTTTACGGAATAGCATAGGAGATAAAATATGAAAACTATTGTGAATTGTGAAACAGGCGAAGTAGTAGAGCGTGAGTTAAACAAAGCCGAAAAAGATCAGCAGAAAATTGATGAGGCTAATGTAGCTGCAAGAAAAAAAATAGCCGAAGCCGAAGCCGAAGCACAAGCAACTGCTCGTCAAGAATTGCTGAACAAACTCGGCATTACAGCCGATGAAGCAAAATTGTTACTTGGCTAATGAAGGCTTGGTTATCTAAAGCTGCTGTTCAGTTAAGAGAGCAAACTGATGACTGCTTCCCTGACAGGGATCGTAAAAGTGATGGATGGATTGCTTCTCTGGCACACTTATCTAGAGCAGCCAAATCCGATCACAACCCTGATGAGAAAACAGGATGTGTCAGAGGACTGGATATTTCTGCTGGGCTATCTGACGACAAACGGATTTCAGCGTATTTGGCAGATCAGATTAGATTGTTCGGGAAAACTCAAGGGCGTATCTCTTATGTAATCTTTGAGGAAAAAATAGCCTCACCTTTACTTAATTGGAAATGGCGTAAATATAAAGGCATTAACAAACACAATCATCACATTCATATCAGCTTCAAGAAAGATCAAGATAACAATTCAGAGTTCTTTGACATCCCACTACTAGGAGGCAAATCATGAAACTAACCAACAAACACAAAGCAGCAATTAAGTCATATCTTAGAGCTGTTGCAGCCTCTGGTATAACTGTTTTATTGGCAATCGTTGCAGACATTCGACCAGAACTTGCAATTCTTGCTGGTGCGCTTATTGCACCGCTTGCTAAAGCAATTGATCCAAGTTCAGGCAAAGAAGCTGATTATGGCGTTAATGCGAAATGACCGCTCAAGAAATAGTTGGTTTATGCGTTGGCGCAAGCACTTTAATCGCGACTGGGTTGCTGGTTCTACGATGGGTTATTAAATCCTACCTGCAAGAACTAAGACCTAATGGTGGCTCAAGCATGAAGGATCAATTGAACAGATTAGAACAGCGTGTTGATGATCTGTATTCTCTAATAGTTAAGCGATAATTTATTTATGGCGAACACACGCAAAACCACTAAACGGACAAAGATCAATAGGCGCGTAGTTCGCCAAACTCCTGATCCAACAAAGATTGATGCGCATTACATTGCGTTGCACGAATGTTATAAAGCAGCTCGTAAAGCAGGATTTACACCAGAGCACGCATTCTGGTTAATGACCGAGCATAAGACTTTCCCTGATTGGGTCGTAGGCGATGGTGGGATTATTCCATCAATAGATCCAACTGACGATGAGGATGACGATTAAGGCTAACCGTAGGTATCTCGTAACGCCTGACCTGCAAATTCCACTACACCATCCAAAAGCGGTGTCTAACCTAATTAAAATGGCACGCCATGAGAAGTTTGATTTTGTATTAAATGTTGGTGATGAAATGGATCTTGGCAGTCAGTCGCGTTGGGCAAAGGGAACTAAGTTAGAGTTTGCAGAAACACTTGATGAGGAAAGAAAACTAGGTCAAGAAATTCTTTATGATTTAGGCACGACAGATATAGTCAGATCAAACCATACGGATCGCATTTATCAAACATTGCTTAAAGGTGCGCCATCACTTATTGGATTACCAGAATTGGCTTATGACAAGTTCATGGATTTCAGCAGCTTAGGAATTAGATTTCATAAAAGAGCCTATGAGTTTGAAAAGGGCTGGCACTTGGCTCATGGCGATGAGGGCAACATGTCTAAGCACGCAGGTATAACAGGGCTTAATTTAGCCAAGAAATGGAATTCTAGCGTGGTTTGTGGGCATTCGCATAGGCAGGGTGCAGTCCGACACCAAACTGGCTTAAACGGGCGTTATTCAACGATTTGGGGCATAGAGGCTGGTCATCTTATGGATATGCGAAAGGCTAGTTATCTCAAATATAATTCAGCCGATTGGAATATGGGATTTGTTGTGCTTAGTTTTGGCAAGAAAGGACATCAAGTAGAGCTGATCCCAGTTAATCATGATGGCAGTTTTACATATAATCGAAGGACTTATGGGGTTTGAAACCGACTATCGGGATCGTTCGATTGATGATCATATCGATGCATTTGAGGATATTGGCGTTATCTAATCGTTATACAACACGCCGAAAGTAGATAACCGAAGGTCATTGCTTTAGGTCATACTTTATGTATCCACAACCGCTGTGGAAATGTAAGGGAGCAACATGACACTAAAAGAAGCTGGTTTATTGTGGGTCGCATCAATGGTTTTAATCATCTGGGCTTATGCAATACACGAAAACGCAAAGCAAACACATTATTGGCGTGGGAGAAAAGACGGGTTTGATCTTCATCGCAGAATGATCAACACCAAAATCAAGTCTGACGAAGTATTTGATTATGACAAAAACTGAAAGCCTGTTTGATGAGGTCATTACTACGATCCAACAGCGCGGAAGTGTCTACGGACATCCATACTATAACCATAAAAGAATTGCGGGCTTATGGTCTGCTTATCTC